GGAGAGGTCGTTCCGATGCCGACGTTCCCTGCTGAAGTCCACACTCCCGAACCCGGGAAAGTGATCCTCGAGGTGATCGCCATGTTCGTTGAGGTTGCATTCGTTGTCGTCGAATTAGTTGCGGTGACCCCGGTTGCCGTGAGGACAGTTCCTGAAATGGCCGCGAGATTCGATGATCCCGTCACGATAAGGTTGCCGGTGAGCGCGGAATTGCCCGTGACCGAGAGCTTGGAGCCTGGATTTGTGTCTCCGATTCCTATATTTCCCGAGGTGGGGTTCAGGATGATCGCCCCGTTGGACTGGCCGTTCTGGTCGATTGTGAGTGCTCCTGTCGAGTTATAGACCTTACCGCGGGCCTCTGTGGTCCCAGTAACGCTCAGATTGCCTCCTACGCTCATGTTTCCGCTCGAGACGACAGTGAAGAAGGCCAAGCCCGAAAGCTCGAGATTTCCATTGATTTTGACGTTTCCGTTGAACGTCGATGTCGCCGTAGTCGATGCGACAGTCAGGACCTGGGTATTCGTCATGCCATTGACGACGAGCTCGGCCGCGGGCTCGGTCACGCCGATTCCAACCTTGCGATCGAACGAGATGTCGCCCGATGTGTTCTTCGCCCACCAGTTGAGATAGTCCCTGATCGTGGTCGAGCTCATGATAGAGAACCACACGCGCGCGTCCGTGTGAAATAGGTTAGATCCCTCGACGAGATCCGACGTGTTCAGCTTGAGCGACGATGTTGCGGTCGGGCCATAGGTCCCGTTGGTCTGGCCGACGAGTACCTGGCCGAAGGTCGGTATAGTGCTCGTGCCCGTGCCTCCTCGATTCGGATATGAGACCGATGACTGTGCGGCGGCAGACGCCGGTGCCATCAGGCCGAAGGCGAGCGCGATGACGATAAGAAAGTTTGATATTTTTTTCATAGAAAATTTTAAGCTACCCGATAATCGAATATGACCCACTGCATCGGTTCGACGGAGAATGTGACCGTCGTTGTCGATTCGCCGTAGACGACGGTGTAGTCCTTGCCGGCACCCTCCCGCATGCGCGCGGTATCGACGAACGCCTTGAGGCTTCCGGGCGCGACGGCCTCGGGGATCGTGAAGGACGTCCTTCCCTCTCCCACTTCCTCGACCGGCTCGACATTCTCCCTGAACTTCGAGAGCGTCTGGTGAGGGTCGTCGTGGTCGTCTAAATGATTCTGAAGATCGGTCACGATATCCTCGAGAAAGTTCTCCTTGGTGATCTTCTTGGTCTCGCCCGTTGAGGCGTCGACGATCGGAAGGAGATCTGCGCTATCCGCGGTCGCTAGTGCATTAAGCTCTGATATTTTCTTGTTGTTACTCATGGGTTTTTATAGCTCTATTTTTCCTCCGTCTTCCTGAAGGAGCGCGAAGCCTGTCTCCTGAAGCAGCACCGGGCAGAAAGTTGCGGGTGATATAAGGCCCGCCTTTGCCGCGAACGGCGACGCCTTCTCGGAATAAGGGCTCGCTTTTCTCTTGTATGGTGTTGTTGGACAGTTGTTGCTCATAAAAAAATGGACGCGGCTCTTTCGAGTCGCATCCATTAGTATTTCTATACGGATGATTTATTGGTCTGTATCCGTATTATACCACGCTATTGCCCCTATTCCGAGAAGTGGAACTTGACGAAGTTGATGGCCAAGCCGAGCGCTCCGGCGACGGTCGTCGCACCGAGGAGAGGCTTAACGTACTGCTCAACGAGTGCCCAGAGCTGAATATCCGCGAACTGGGTGAAGGTGATGATCGTGGCGACGAAAGTGAGGGCCGTAATCAGACCCTTGCCCAGACCCTTCTTGAATGAATACTGTTTCATATTTTTTATAAATAAATTGATAAAACGAAATCCCTACGAATAGAGAGACTTCACGAGCGCCGTCGTCTTCGGTCCCATCGAGCCGGTCTGCTCGAGTCCGTGCTTGAGTTGGAACTGGGCGATAGACTTCGACGTGACCGGGCCGAACGCCTCGGCAAAGGCCACGTTCAGAGGGAAGCATCCCTCGAACTGAAGGCACTTCTGCAGCGAGATGATCGAGCCGTCGTATACAGGCTTCGCGCCCTGGCCCTCGTCGAACCTGAAACGCATGAAGTAGCAGGCAAAGAGGTTGCGCGCCTTGTAGAAAACCTCGTCTATGACGCGCTTGCCGGCGAGCGTCGTCCTGATGAGGCCCCATGAGTCCTGGATCACGATCGCCTTCTTGCCGGCGTATATGCCGAACACCATGTCCCCCTTTTTCTTCGGCGGCACGAACAGGACCGAGTGATTGTATGGAGCGCTCAGGGCCGAGATCGTCGGGTTCGTCGTCCACTCGCCAGTGCCGAAGTTGAACCAGACCATTATCGGCTTGCCTGTCGTCTGCATGACCGAGGCGGCCGCCTCGATGTCGCCCTTCGGAATAGTGACCCTCTGGTCGCTCGTCCTGAAGGCCTTGCCGACCTCCTTCTCCCACGGCTGCGCGCTGAACTTGTTGATCTCCTCCTCGGAGAGCATCTGCGAAGGCATCATATCCTCCGGAATGAGACCCTGATCTGCTCCGATGTCGAACACGTCGTAGCCGGACATGCCCTGGCCGTCGCCCACGTTCTTGTTCTTGCGCCAGTTATAGATCCACTTAGGGGAGAATATGACCATGACGCCCTGTCTGATGAAGTACATGATGGTGCACATCATCGCGAATGAGAAAGCCACGCATGCGCTCGTGCGGTCCTGGTTCAGCACTGGCCAGTCCGGGAGCTTCGACAGGTCGAGTGGCTTCCAGTCAACGGGGTTCGCCTTCGATACGATCTCGCCGAACTTAACGCTCGATGCCTCGAGGTCTTCGATCATCTTCTGATCGACGTGGAGTCCCGGGACATTCTCGGCCGCCGCCTTCTTCTCGAACAAGCTTTTTATGAAATTGATGATTGTCATGGCTATTTTTGATTTGGCTTCTTAATGTTTCGCTCGAGTATCTGCCTTATCTTCTCGAGGATGTAGCTGACTGCATCGAACTCCGCCACGTCGCGGCCGAGCCTGATGCTCTGAATGTTCGATATGGTCGAGTAGAGCTCTGACAGGATGAGCACCCTCAGCGTCCATTTCGCCACCTCGACGAGCTCGAGGCCTACTCCGTGACCTGCAACCGCAATCATGAGCGGGATCACTATCGCCGTTCCCTTCTTGATGATGCCGAGGGTTGCCTCGTGCGAGGTGATCGAGCGCCATCCGTGCACCACGCCTGCGCGTAGCACTCCGGTTATAGTGTCGAGCATCATCATGAGTGCGAGCACCGAATATCCCTCCGGCCCAATCGACATGAAAGCGACCAGGACATAGCTGAAGTTTTTGAAAAGCGCCGCAAGCGTGAACTTGGATTCGATCATTGGATTTAGACGTAATATTTCCTTGGGAGGACAAAGGAGAATCCGTTGCCACCTGTCCCTCCGGTGCCTCCGGCCCTACCGCTATTAGCGCCACCGACGGCCCCTGCGGTGATTGAACCTCCTCCAGCACCCGCACCTCCTCCGTTAGCGCCGTTGCTTGTACCGCCTCCGCCAGATCCTCCGGTGCCACCATTGACCGTGTATGTGCCAGTATTCGATGTCAGGGTGTTATAGAGGATTAGGATAGATCCACCGCCTCCGCCTCCACCACCTCCAGCGCCTCTGAAGTTGCTGCCTCCGTTCGTGCCATTAGATCCCGCCGCGTTGATGGTGCTTGAGATATTGAGAGCTCCTCCGCACTCGATATAAAGCGCGCCGCCTCCTCGACCTCCATCTCCCGCGGTAGCCCCCGTGACACCGCCTCCCGCGCCACCCCCACCTCCGGCAATGAGCGGCAATATGCCTGAATATCCAGTGAAGACAGTCGCAGGGGCAGGTATCGCAGCTCCAAGAGAACCACCTGTACCGTTTCCACCGACGCCTTCGCCGGGCTGACCTCCACCTCCGCCGCCTGGTGTGCCGAGATACGCCGCGCCTGAAGTGCCTCCGCCACCCGCATTTGTTCCAGAGCCTCCGTTCGTGCCGCCTGCCGCCCCCATCCCGCGAACATCCACAGCGGGGTTGGCCGAAGATGTGATCGTCACGTTGCCTTTCGACTTCAAGATGATGAGGGTGCCGTTTGCGTGAGGGTTCGAGAATGTAAGAGCTCCGGTTCCCGTAATAGAAATCGAGGTGTAATTCTTTATGAAGACCTGAGCGCCGCCTGCATCTATGTTCGTTGTGCCTGACGAAATCGAAAGAGCGCCGTCAGAGCCGTCTCCTCCAAATCCGAATTTTAGAAAGCTGTCATCGAGCTTGCCGTCGGCGTTCAAAGCAGGTACCCTTCCCGCATCAGGCGCGCCGGTCGAAACGTCGATAAAATCTTCTGCCAATATGTCTGCATCTGGTTGTGCTTTCTTCATAAAATTATCCTGTTGAAGTTACCCTCACCTCGATCGAGGTGTCCTCGCCGGCCGCCTTGACGTAAGGAGATCCTGCGAATACGAGGCGATTAAAAATGTTTCCCGTCCCGAGACCGACGTCTCCGTCCATCCACATGGTGAGCTCGGTATATGAGCCATCAGGCAAGAGCCCGTCCGAGAAGAAAAACTTGATGCTCAGGACGTTCCCGCTCACCGATACAAAGGCCCTTTGAGCGCGGGCGATAGCGTTCTCCGTGTCCGTATCTGCGTCAGTGGCCGCGGTGGTTCCGTCCCCGAGCTCCATGTGGGTTATTTCGATGCTCCCCGCATAGTCACCGGCGAGTGCCTGCAGCAAGAGGTTGCGGCCGTTACCGTCAGATGAGACGACTTTGTTTCGCATCCATGGCGTCTGCTTCACGAGAGCGCCGTCCTTGTAGCCCGAAATCCTGACTTCGCCGATGAAGCCGAAGCGGTCTAGCATGTTGAGGATTTGGATAAGATTGAGCTTTTTCATACAACAAAAAAGTGGGCGTCCCTAATTGGAACGCCCACGAGTATTTCTCTGCGGGTAATTTATTTATCTGTGCCTACATTATACCACACGATCGGATGTATTAAGAATACGTCGAAAAATTATACTTACCGATCGTATGACCTCCGCCGACGGGACCGTATTTATATGGCCCAGTGGTCTTGGTGAAGGCGATGATCTCGTCAACCATGCCGAAATCGTCCGCGAACTTCTTGAGACGCTGAATCACCTCGTACTCCGAGATGGTGATGTTCAGCCTGTCACGGCCGAGGAGATCTACCATGATATCGGTGAAATTATAGTCGCCTGATTTTATGAAGAGCACAGTATACTCGAACGAGTCATTGCCCGACATCTGTCCGCGTATGGTATTGATCTTGAACGTATCGTCGACACCGAATGATGCCGACGTTATCTTTACGGCCTGGCCGGCGCGCAAGCCCTTCTCTCGCGTCTTGAAGCTGCCTTCGTACGATCCCGAGGACCACTTGTCGAGGATGGCGGTCGATGCGGTCTCCGCCTCGAGCACGCTCGTGATCGTCTTGTCTATCTCGATCCCCTCCTTTCTGCCGTACTGGGCGATCGACACGGGATCTTCCGCCTGGACGATCAGCGGGATATAGACGTTTCCGAACACCTTTACGAGCTGTCCCGACGTCGGCTTGTTGTCGTCGCGAAACCTGATGAGCTTCTCCGAGAAGTTATAAAGACAGTCGAAGTCGGCAGGGTCGTCTATGTTGTCGACGCCGACCGTCTTCGCCACACCCGCGACCTTCACCTGGATCGAGTTGTATTTATATCCGATGTTGATGACGACCTGCTGTCCGTCGGCCTCGTACTTGTCGAGCGCATTCGCCTCGCTCACGTCGTCGAGGTATTCCCCGCCGCGGAGGTATACAGAGTTCTTGAGCTCGACGATATTCGAGCTGAAGGAGAGCGAATTGTATATCGCCTTTCCGTTGTCGTCAGTCACCTCGATCGGCGCACTTTCGGCCCCTTCAGGGAAGAAGTGGATCACGTCATACGGGTCGATGTACCAATCCCAACCGATCTGCTGCGCGAGCATCTGAAGGCATTTCGATGGCTGTTCGTAATTGAAGCGTATCGACTTCACCGCGGGCGAGCCAGCCGTAGCGTCGAGAGTGAAGCCCGAAGCGAAATTGTCCACGATGTCCTGGGCAACCGCCGCCGCATCAGTGTCGTTGTATGCCTTGCTGACAAGCAGAGAATCAAAGGCGTGTATGCCGTCCTTGCATGTAAACTTTGTGCCTATAAGGAGGCCAGAGACCACAGCGTCGTCCCTTTCGACTATTGTGCCCTTGAAGAACCTGTCGCCGTCCTCAGAGGCTATTACGACCGCGCCCAGGGCCGGCAATGACCTGCCCGGAACCTTATTGATGACGAAAGAGAGCGTCGATGGATCTTTCGTGACCGCACCCTGGTATCCCAGAGAGTCCTGGTCGATCTCGTCCGACTTATCTACCGCATTGATGGTTACGCTGATCATTAGATTCGTACCTGATATTTGATATCCATGGCGAGCGCCCTCTTAACCTTCTCGATGAGGTCCTGGCCGGACACGTCGCCATAGACGTTGACCGTCACGCCACCTCCGTTTCCAGCGAGCGAATGAGGGTCTTTGGTGGCGATGAGATAGTCGTCAGGGTGCGTCGTGATGACATCGCCCTGCGGAGAGATAATCGCGTCATTCACGCCGATCGTCTTTCCGACAGACTTCACGCCGTTTACGACCGTGCTGCCGATCGACTTCGCGCCGCTGACCACGCGATTGATGAGATCTATGAGGGGCTGGATTCTTTTGATCATTCCGTCGATCGCCTCGTTGAAGATGATCTTGATGCCCGCCCATACGTCAGTGAAATAGTGCTTGATAGACTCCCAGATCCCGATGAAGAAATCTTTGAAGCCCTGCCATGCCCACTTAACCGTCTCGATATTCTCCTGCCAGTTAACGGCCCACCATGCACCAACCGCGACCATTGCTATGATGGCAGCGGTCACGAGAGCTATAGGTATGGTGATCGCTCCGAAAACAGTACCCAGAAGCATAACGCCTGCAATGATCTGGGGCACGATGAGACCGAGCAGGCCAAGCCCCGCGAGAAGCGCAGAAAGGGCGATGCCCACGAGCACGAGGTTCTTTGTGAGCTCGGGATGCGTCTGAATCCAGTCTTTCACCTGAACGATAATCGGCTGAATCTTCTCAAGCATCTCTGAAGCGACCGGCAAGAAAATCTTTCCGATCGTATAAGTGAGACCCTGGAAAGCTGCTTTAATGCGGTCAATCTCGTCATTGAAAGCGGCCGCCTGCTGAGCTGCCTCTTCAGAGAACACGATGCCGAGCCGCTCCGCTTCCTGGCCGAGCTCTTTGATCTTTGCTGATCCTTCAGACAGAAGCGGGAGAAGCTGAACGCCCTGCTTTCCGAATACCTCCATGGCAAGCGACGACTTCAGCATAGGGTCCTTAACTTTCGATACCGCATCGGCGAGTACATAAAAAGCCTCTTGTGGATTGAGCTTATCGAGCGCACTAAGCTTCAGACCGAGTTTCCCGAGTGTTTCGCCAAACTGGGACGCCTCTGGGTATGCGACCTTGGCCGCATCACCC